TCTTTATCTGAAAGTGGCCATTGATCTGTGACGTTAGTAATACCAGCAGTGATTAAAACTACCCAGTCATACTCTGGACTTCCAAACAATTCATCAGCAACTGTATCTGGTCTTGCACCTTGTGCAATTTCATACTTATCAAACAGAGTAACTGCATTGTTTAGATCATCACGCAATTTAACTCTTCTAAAAAGATTTTTAGTTCTTACATAGTCTCTAGATGAATGCCTAGTCCCAAAAGGGGACTGGTAAAACATATCTGGTAATTCTCTAAAGTAAGACATCAGTATCCGACTCCGGTATCGATTTGATCGTAATCCTCACCATAAATTGGGTTGAGTTCTTTGAATTGTAGTTGCAATTGCATATGAACTGGTGTTCCATCTTTATAAGTTGCATAGGTGTTTGAACCTGTATAGTTCACTCCCATATTGACAAGAGCACAAGGTTTAAATGAATGCAAGAATGGATGTGGACTATTACCTTTCCTATACTGCAACTGAAATATACTTGGAGATTGTACAAAGATTCCACTATTACTTGCTGGAACCATTGATCTCTTGAATGCATTAATGATTCTTTTAACCATTTCACCTTCAGGATTGCTTCTTGGTGCAAAGTCAAATGTGAATGAGAAAGAACGAAGATTCACACCACTAAAGAGCAGTTCCAAGTTTGGATTAAGAATCTGACCTGTAGCACGAGAAATTAATGCACTCGGTGAAGCACCAACACCATATCCAGCAATTGCTGCTAGAATTGCCTTTTGATTAGCTTCATTACCTGCTGCTTCTAATAATTCAGATCCCAGTCCTCCAATCGCCTGACCAAGACCTTCGCCACCAGTAACAGCACCAATTGCGTTGAGACCAGCAGCTTGTAGTGGATTGAGAGAATCTTCACCCCAACTAACTGAATTGGTATCATTGATGCCGTTTGGTATCGGTAATGTAATAAAATATTGAGAGTCTTTCTTGTTGAATTGTCCTCTAGATCTTTCGGTTGCTGTAGATAGTCCACCTATAATATTTGTACCCAACCTATTCGTATTATCAGAGATACTATTCGCAGTGAAGTTGAAATTTCTTTTTATTTTACCAGCATCTTTACCATTTTCTTCCAAATATTCTATAGACTGAATACCACCGAATAAACCCTTGTTTTTATCACCTGCAGTTCGATCAAATTTTGCTACAGTGATTGAAAGATAATCGGTAGAGTTATCAATTCTATCAAGGGGATACCGTAGAATTTTATCTGCAGCACCTTTACTCTTCCCACCAACATTTGTGCCAGGTTTATTTTTACCCCTAGCAGGTCTAGAGGCAACTGACTCGCTTCTAGAAGAAGCAGTACTTTTTATACCACCACCAGATTTTGTCGCTTCTCCTTTTGCCATTAGAGATTTTTTAGTTATTTAGCTGAAAATTTCCAAAAGGTATTGCTTGTAAATCTTTTATCTCTGCTGGGTAGGCTTCATATAGTCCACCTGCTACTTCTGGAAAGGTATATTGTCTTACTTGACCCCAATGAAAGTTAACTCCACGAAATCCCCAAGAGAATACATCAGTTACTGCAACCAGAGGATTTTGATCGTAGTTGATGTTTGGCGTTTTGGGGTTATAAACAAAGATATAATACTTTCCAACTTCAGGTGTTTTAGCACCCTCACTCATCACCTCCATCAATTTAATCATCAAATCATCGGGATCTTCAGTGCCGATCAAACCATCAAATACTTCACGTATCCTATTGCGATTTAGATCAGTATCTGTAGGTTGTGCCATTTTAGATACCTAGTTCTTTTTCAGTAAAGACTTTGAATTCATAACCACGATCGAGACACCATTCATTTGCTGCCTTCCACTTTGCCTGATTTTTAGCATATTCAAATGCTTCATTCAGATACTTTTTAGTCTGTCTTTTTGGTTTAGGTGGTGGTGAGCATTGCTTCTTTGGTTTGATCTCTATTAGATATTTTTTAAGAGATCCATTGCTTTCTTTAACCTTGATGGCAAAGTCTGGAAAGTAACGATGAACTCGTCTATCAAGTGGTGATCTATATGGAATAGCAATCTCTTCGGAACGCCACTCAAGAATATTTTCATTTAAATCACAATATTTCATAAATTTGCGTTCCCAGAGAGAACGGTATACAATGTTTGTAGGGTCACCCTTATATTTCTTTGGATAAGACGGTTGATATTTTCCCTTATATGACATCTAAATAATGATAACGAAACCAGTATAGGTATTTAGAGTGGCGGCACCAAGACCTAGAAAAATATCAGAGTTCAAACCAACGTTCTCAAATTTAGCACAAACATCTCACTACCAATTGACTTTTGGTGGTCTGTCTGGAGATTTACGTCAACATTTAGCAGTTAGAGGCGTTGATAGTAGATTTGTTGGAGAGACAGCAGGACTTCTATGCAGTAGTGCTGTCATTCCAGGATCATCTCTTGGAACTGCTGACATTGCAGGAAACTTTATGGGTGTTGCTGAAAAGATGGCACACACAAGAGTCTTCACCCAGATTGATCTTGAGTTCTATGTTGATAAAGATTATAAGACAATGAAGTTCCTTGAACACTGGACTGAATTTATTTCCAGTGGATCGGGAGAGAATCCAGGAAGGAGAGGATATTACTTTAGGATGCAGTATCCAGATGATTATAAGTGTGATAGAACAAAGATTGTTAAATTTGACCGTGACTACAAACAATCTATCGAGTATACTTTCTTTGGAATGTTCCCAATCTCTGTCAACAGCACTCCAGTTTCATACGGCGGATCTGATATTTTAAGAGCAACGGCATCATTTAACTATGACAGATATGTCGCTGGTGCTGTTAGCAGTCTTGATATTGCTAGAGGAAGCGACAACAATAAACTTCTTAATGGTCTTACCGATATGGTAAGTTCGTTGAGTGGTGATAAACAAAGTAAGATCAGAAAACAACAACTTGAGAGTGGGCAGAAGAAGATTATTGAGGATGATATTGTTAAAAACTTTAATAGAAATGGAAATCAAACGGGACCAGTAATCATCAGAGAGGTCGCTAAATAAAATTAACTGACATTGTTATTATAGGTTTATTATGCCTTTACCAAAGATTTCGACTCCCACCTATGAGTTGACATTACCTTCGACCAAAAAGAAAATCAAATATAGACCATTTTTGGTCAAGGAAGAAAAAGTTCTGATCATCGCTATGGAAAGCGAAGATACAAAGCAAATCACAAATGCAGTAAAGACAGTCATCAAGAACTGTATTATTACTCGTGGTGTCAAGGTAGAAGCACTTTCTACATTTGATATTGAATATCTTTTCCTTAATATTCGTGGTAAGTCTGTTGGTGAGGAAGTTGAAGTTCTAGTAACCTGTCCTGATGATGGTCAAACTCAAGTCCCCGTTACTATTCCACTTGATGAAATTGAAGTTAAAGAAAATGAAAAGCATTCCCGCGATATCAAACTTGATAGTGATTTGACTTTGAGGATGAAGTATCCATCAATGGAAGAGTTTGTAAAGAGTAACTTTGCTATTGGTGATGATATGAGTCTACAAGATACATTTGAAATTGTTTCATCTTGTATTGAGCAAGTATATAATGAAGAGGAATCTTGGTCTGCTTCAGAGTGTTCCAAGAAAGAACTTGCAGACTTTATGGAACAGTTGAGTTCTAAACAATTTAAGCAGATTGAAACTTTCTTTGAAACTATGCCTAAACTTTCTCACACCTTTAAGGTTAAAAATCCAAATACTGGTGTTGAAAGTGACGTGGTTCTTGAGGGTTTATCGTCTTTTTTCGTGTAGGTATGGCTCACGCTGACCTTGAGTCATACTACAAAGTGAATTTTGCTTTGATGCAGCACCATAAATATAGTTTAACAGAACTAGAAAATATGATACCTTGGGAAAGAGAAATATATCTCACACTTCTCAAGCAGTTTATTGAAGAGGAAACACTAAAGGAAAGAGCAAGAGATGGCGGAAGTCTCTGATTTACAACTAGCACAACTAGGTAATAAGTTAGAAAGAATTTCTATCAGAGTAAATTCTTTCGGCAGTTCCCTGGCGACTATTTCTAATCAGATGACACAAACATCTGCCCTAGAGCAGATGAAGGAGAAGCAAGAGCAAGATAGACAAAGGATATTAGCAGAACAACAACTTGCAGCAGGAAAGGAAAGCGTCTTCGAGCGCAAGATGCAAAGTGCACTGGTAAAACCTCTGCAGGGTCTTCAAGGAAAGACTGCAGGTGCTCTGGAGACGTTGAAGAGATTCTTTCTCTCTTTAGGTGTCTCCTGGTTAACCAAGCAAGGATTTGAAGCATTAAAGGCTCAGAAGGAAGGTAATAAAACAAAATTAGAAAAAATTAGAGACAGTGTTGTCTCGACGATAAGAAAAGTCTTTCTTGTCTTCACCATCCTTAAAAGAGGTGTTGGCAGAGTTATTCGTACAATATTTGGTATTAGTGGAAAGATATTTAATGCAGTATTCACTGGACTGATCAAGAAACCGTTCCGGGCTTTGATGAATGCTATTAGAGGTGCCTTAAGAGTAGCAACTAATACTATTGGTAGAATGTTTGGACGTGCTCCGCGT